GAACCCCGTGTGGCCAACTGCCCCGACTTCGTAGAAGTCGTACTTCTTTAATTTCGTAGGACTCGTTCCCACCCCAAACTTTACAAACTGTCTCAGAGTTTCTAAAGTATCAAACAAAGTCCTGCGGACTTTTCTCACCTTTAAAAAAACCTCCCCCCATAGTAGATATGTCGGCGAATGGATCGAATAGGTTCCTCAACATCGAAGACGCCAACCTCCGCGTTCGTTCAGGAAACGTCCACGCCAAGGGTATCACCGTGGGTGGTATCACAGTTGGGGCGGCGCACGGACTCCAGAGTGTCTCCAATGTGTCGAATACCACCAGCAACACGCTACAGTTTACGAATGCCACGACCGCATTCAAGGCCACCTCCAACATTGAGATCGGTGGTGATGTGAGCTACACCTCCAAGCCCAAAATCTCTGTAGAATCCAACGTGGTAGCGGAATACACGGGACCCCACGATCGACCCCTGCGGGAGTACCCGGAGGTGGCTATGACCCAAAACGATGAATCCGCGACGAGTGGGTATGTGGTCTCACAGGGTGGTGTAAATTATAGTGGTTTAGAACCTTGGGAACTATTCGATAAATCCTATACAAGTAGTCTGACTTCGTGGGCTCCACGAACTAGTGACGGCACTCCAAATTATACTGTGGTAGAAGGTTCATATAATAGATATAATACAACACTCGGTACTGCAACGCGTTTATCGGGGGATACAGAATATGGTGAATACGTTAAACTAGAGCTCCCAGATAAAATCAGATTAAATTACATTGTTATTCGTCCACACCCGGGTTCTACAGATTATGCAACGAAATTTCCAGCGTTCTCGAATGTTTACGGTAGCAACGATGACGTTAAGTGGACGGAAATAACCAATTGGACACCAAATGATTTCATACTTCCTGTGAATGATAGTGATGAAAAAAGGTTTATAGCGAATGCTACAAAATCTTATAAATATTTAGCACTCGTCGTAACGGGTGTCGGGGGGACCACTCACAACGAAACTGTATTTAATGGTTTAGAATACTACGGCCACGAAGAAGGCAGTGGCTCCCTAGACACCACCCTAAAGTCCGTGTACAACGTGCCGGCGACCACGGGGACCCAGTTGGAGGTCTACTATGATGCGAAGGACTACACACAGGCTTCGGATTTCACCGGAACTGGTGGGGTCGTCGATAAGGTGGGTGGAGACCAAGATGGAACCGTTAATGGAACTATTGGCTTTGATTCCACATACAAAGCATTCACGTTCAATGGAAATGCGAGTAACTATATAAATGCTGGTGCAGTCGGATTAACTGATGACGCTGTGCATACGGTAAGTTTATGGTTTAAGTATACAGGTAATGGTACACACCAGGCAATTTTCAGTATTTCTTCTAATGGAGCAGATGAAACAACAAATAATGCTACAAATTTTTTGATTAGAAGTGATGGAACTATGTGGTTTGTACATTGGTCGAACGAAGCAAAAACAACTGATGTGTTCATAGAAGATCAATGGTATCACGTCACGTATACATATGAAGGTGGTGGTGCAACTCTTGCTAAACGCGGCGTGTATATTAATGGAAAGCGAATATACAAGACATTGGAACAGGGTACTGATTTTGGCGATGAATTGACACTTACAAGTCCACAGATGATTATTGGGAAAAGATATTTTGCATCGGCACAGCTTCCGTTCAACGGTTCCATCGCGAACTTCCGTCTCTACTCCAAGGCTCTCAATGCTGGGCAGGTCAAGGAACTCTACGACTACCAAAAGGATTACTTTTTGGGGTCCAAGTCCCAAGTGACCCTGTACAAGGGACACTTGGGCGTGGGGGTCACCGAACCCTCGGGGCAACTTGAGTTGGCGGGAGATGAGCGGATTCAAGAGTATCCTCCTAGGGGGATGACGAAGAATGAAACGCTGGTGGAGGGCCACGGTGTGTTTTCAGCTTTAGGTGGGATAGGTGGTGAAACTTATGCTCCGTGGAAAGCATTTGATAAATCTACTTCGACTTTTTGGATAGACGTAGGAATTAGATATTCAGATGTTACACCGTTTGGAGCCTTATCCACGGCTTCCAAAACAACCCTATACGATGGAAGTGTTCTCTCGGGAGGGTGGATAGATTTAGAGTGTCCATATCCTGTAAAGTTAAAAAGGGTCGGGACAGCACCTAGAACCAACTACTCATCGATCGGACTCCAACGGGGTATTATACTTGGTAGTAACAATGGTGTTGATTGGTATCAGATAGACACGATAGATTATGCTGGAACAACTCCACCAAACACACTCACTTATTTTGATATAACTACAGAAACATATTATTCACATCTTAGATTAGTGTGTACAAACTTAACCGCCCGGTATCCAGCAAGTGGAACATCCGATATGCATTGGCAAATGGGTGAACTTGTTTATTTCGGCACCCCCGGTCCCACGACCCTCGATAAGGGTTCGCTGAGCCTCACGAGGTCCCTCGATGTGCCCCGTGTTTCGCGGTACGACGTGGATACGGAAACCCCGAGACCCGAGAAGTTGGTGCTGGATTTCGATACCACCGTTAACAGCTCACCTACAGATATCTCGGGGAAGGGGAATCACATGACATTTCACGGGAATGCTAGATATTCCGAAGCAGACAAGGCGTTTGTTTTTGATGGAACCACAGGCACGTACATGTCCGGAACACAAAATCTCGGAACAGGAACACCAGCACACACAATAACCGGCTGGTTCAAAAGAACATCAACTCTCACAGAGTATACGTGGATATTTACGATAGGAACATCTGCCACGGGTCAGATGTCTGGTTTACTTATTGATCCACAGGGTGATATAGTGTTTGATATATTTAATCATAGAATCGAAACTCAAAAACGTATAAATAATAATGAATGGTATCATTTCGCTGGTGTTTTTCATGGTGCAAGTAGTACATGGTCTGTTGACACGTGTGATGTCTATATAAATGGTGTTTTAGAACCCACACAGAGTACAGGCACATCACCACAAACTTTCAATTTAACTGGAAATCAAATATATTTCGGTACATCTACAAATTTTCTACGATATTCTTCTTGTCTTATCTCCAACTTCAAACTCTACAACGTCGCCCTCGAACCCTCGGAGGTCCGTAAACTCTACAACTTGGGCCGAACCGGGCGGTCCATGGTCATCAGCGACACGGCCGTCGGCATCGGGAAAGTCCCTGAAGCTCAGTTGGATGTGAGGGGGATAGGACAATTTGGGTCAATATACGCGCCTGGGACGGTTATTCAAGTTCAACACAATTCCGGTGATTCACTTTTGAGTTACAGTTCCAGTGCGAATGCGAGTAGTGGTAGCATACCTTTAAGTTCCGCCACAGGATTGAAGCTTTCTATATCCCCAACAAAAACAACAAGTAAAGTTCATGTTAATCTTAACGTATTGGCCTACTTTACCATCAATAATAGTTCGTCTAACGGTGTGAGGATGCAAGTATGGAGAAAAATAGGAACTACATATACTAGAGTGTATGGGCGGGGTGGTTCGACACATGATTTACATTGGTACAAAGGGGGTATTACTGGTAATCCTCATGTATTTTTAAATATCTCTTTTGTTGATTCACCGAATACGGTATTGGCTTGTGAATATGAGTTGCGTGCGATGTTATACGCTACCCCTCCTTCAGGAGGTTACTTATACATGGGTAATGGTGGTAACCAGCCAGCTACAATCACATTAATGGAAATTGGTGGTGAATAAAATGTAAAGTATAATTAAATGTTCCCTGGTACTCCTACAATCTTGCAAGCGGTATCTGCCATAGATACGCATAGAACATCGTGGATTGTAAGGGGTAATACATATGAAGACATTGAATGGGGTGATGATGATACGATACCTAGACCTAGCAAAGAACAAGTTGAAGCCAAACTCAAAGAGTTGATCGATGCCCAACCCCTCAAGGAACTCCGCCAAGAACGCAACAGACGCCTCGCCGAGGTGGATTGGGTTTTCTCTTCGGATTACCACATTTCGAGTGAGGAGAGAGATGTGTGGGTCGCGTATCGTCACGCACTTAGGGACCTTCCCTCGGTGACAGAGGACCCCACAAACCCCGTGTGGCCCACGAAACCATCCATACCTAAGGGAACCACTTTAAATGTCGACCTCAAGAGTATCAATGATGTGGAAGTATCAGAAAACGCTCAAATTGTCCTCCTTCAAAATGTGGTCTTCAGCTTGACAAAAAGAATCGAAGCTCTTGAGAATGCTTAAAAATAAAGTCTCACTATATTATAAAATGTCTGGTGGTATCGCCCAACTTGTAGCTGTCGGTGCTCAGGATGCTCACCTCGTGGGTGCACCCGAGGTCAGCTTCTTCCGCTCCACGTACAAACGTCACACCAATTTTTCCCAAACTGTCGAACGTCAGGTCATCCAAGGTAACGTCAGCAACGGTGGTATGTCCTCCGTTCGCTTCGAGCGCAAGGGTGATCTCCTCAACTACGTCTACCTGGCCCCCCACGATTCGACCGGCCCCGATACAGAGCCTATCCCTGACTGGTCCGCTCTGATTTCCAAGGTTGAGCTGCTCGTTGGTGGTCAGGTGGTGGACACCCAAGATTCCACCTACTCCACCCTCATCGCCCCTACCCTCTCCGCTACCTCGTCCTCTAAGTCTGTAGCGGCTGGTATCTACGACGGTGCCGGGACTGCGAAGTTCTACCCTCTCCGCTTCTCCTTCTGTGAGAATTGGCAGTCCGCCCTTCCCCTGGTGGCTCTCCAGTACCACGATGTTGAGATTCGTATCACTTGGGGGGGGTCCGCGGCGTCCCACTCGTGGAACATCTACGCGAACTACGCCTACCTCGACACAGATGAGCGCACCATGTTCTCCACCGGTTCCCAGAACATGCTCATGACCCAGGTCCAGAAGAGCATCGGCTCCAAGTCTAAGATTCAGGAGCTCAACTTCAACCACCCCATCAAGTATTTGGCGGCTGGTAAGAGCGGCGCCATTGGTGTCCTCAACAAGGCGAACAAGCTGAAGCTCCAAATTAACGGCACCGACATCTCGGACTACAAGTTCGCGGATCCCCACTTCACGTCGGTCCCTCTCTACTACCACACGACGAACTCCAGTGTGAAGGGTGACCAGCTCTTATTCATCCCCTTCTGCCTCGATGCCGCAAAGCTCCAGCCCACTGGCACCCTAAACTTCTCCCGCCTCGACTCGGCTCGGATCCAGTCCACCGGTCAGGACTTTGTCGAGGACATCTACGCCGTAAACTATAACGTCCTTCGTATCGAAAATGGTATGGGTGGCCTTTTATATTCTAACTAAATAGTAATAGTAACAATGTTTTGGAAGATCGTTTTCCTCCTATCCATCGTTTTTGTATTGACGTACGACCCAAAATCCAGGACAATCGAAAAGTTTGTCGGTCAGCCCACACCACCGACCAACAAGTCCTGCCAACCTACGCATTACCAAGCCGTTCAGTTCGCGACAAGCCCATACCAGTGTCCAAATGACGACACGACCTCTATGGGCGTTTTAACTTAAAAACAAAACTCGTCTATAAAAGTATAATGATTCCTATTGATCGTGAAACCATGACTATCATCGCCACCATCGTGTGCATCGCCGGTGTTATCTTCCTGTTCAAGGAGCTCAACAAGGCTAAGCAGGATGTTGACGAGCTCAAAGTTTTTTCGGCCCACATGGTTCGCCATCTTTCCCAGCCCAGCCGTCCTCGGGTGGAGAAACCCGAAAAGGAGGCACTCGAGGAGGATGAGTCGGAGGTAAAAACCGAGGAATAAACATATCAACATATTATAACTTGCGAATGCGCAATGAAAAAACACAAGGCGATAGCGATACCGGTTAGCTTTAATGGTGATCAACTGAGATTTCTAACCGTGAGAGACTGGAGGTTCAAGGATTGGATTTTTGTGACGGGTGGATGTAGACGTAGAGAAATCGCAAATCCAATCCGTTGTGCCTTACGAGAATTGGAGGAAGAGACACGGGGTGTAGTGTCCCTAAAAAACGTAGAGTATACAGATTTCAAATTCACGGTTCAGGAAAGTGCTACGGTTGATCTTGAATACAACGTATTTGTATTTTTTGTGGACTACAACCGTGCAGAGCAGCACAACCAGGTCAAGAAGTTCTACGAGGAAAAGGCGAAGATGAATTTGAAGAAACTTCACAACCAGCCAATCCGAAAAACACATGACGAGAACGATTATATGAGTTATGACACTTTACCGGAGTTTAATTCACGTAAGCGTTGGAATTTAATCGTTGACAATGTCATAAAAAACCCTGAATTTTACAACTGTGTTCAATCACAGGATAGAAAAAAGTTTTCTATAAAATAATGAAGTCCAAGGCTTTCATTTTGAGACAGATTTCAGAACTTCTTGAAAAGAACAGGGGTCTGTGTGACATTGAGGTTCAGGAATGGATAAAGGAAAATGATAAAATGACAGTCTATGAACTTTTGACCTTTAAGAAGGAATTGTCGAAAACTAAAGAATATCAGGATGTTTCATGTATGAGATGGTTTAGAGATGAGGATCCTTAAAAATATATGTTTAAAAGCTGGTGTACCCAAAACGGCTTTCTGAAAAAAGTCCCCAATCCATCACACGTGCTCCTAGACGGAGGTTGCCTGTCTGTGCCGTTTGATAGATTGAATGAATTTTATGATAAATATGTGGAGGCTGTAAAAGCTGACGAAAAGTTGTTTGTCGTGGAGCAGAAGACGACCACGTATAATTTTTTTGTTGACATCGACTACAAAGATGATGATAGTCTCGGTATTGACATGATTGAAGATATTTGTGAAGTGATATGTAAATGTGTGAAGAAGTTTGGGGGGAAGGAATGTATCATATCTGTGGCTAAACCAAAAAAGTCTGGAACCAAGATCAAAACTGGTGTGCACCTGAACTGGCCCGGCTTCGTCGTCAATCAGGATATTGCGGTATACCTGAGAGATTACATAATCTCTGACCTATTCAGTTTCAATAGGGATGTTTCGTGGGACACCGTTATTGATTCATCGGTGTATGGAAATCCGGATAGAAAAACAAAGGGGAGTGGGTTCCGTATGCCTTGGTCTCACAAAATGAACAAGGGTGTTATCGAAGGAATGTATCTACCCCTCTTCAAATATACATGGCCCTTGTCTACCCTCGTGAGAATCGAACCAAATCCAGACACAACGGTATTGAAATCAGCAGCTGTCAGGACAGATAAGGAGGTTACCATTTCCATAGATCTTGCAAACTCCAAGCGGAAAGAGGGTTCTTTCACTGCCGAACAGATGAAGAATGAACTCTATGACACAAAATTGAGAAACATGTTGGAGACATTCATCCGTAAAAATATGACGGGGCAGGGTGAGGCTTACATTACAAAGATTTTCAGTTCGAAGAATACATTTTTAGTATCCAGCACGTCGAAGTGGTGTGAAAATATAAGGAGGAAACACAACTCCAACCACGTATGGTTTTTGATCAGTGGTAAGCAAATTTTACAGAAATGCTTCTGCACATGCCCGACCCTAGATGGGCGAAAAGATGGGTTTTGTAAGGATTTTGTTGGACGAAGACACGAGCTTCCCAGTGAAATCACATCGATCCTCTACCCAGACAAAGAAGAACTCAAAAAGTGTAAAGAAGTTGTAAAGTATACTGACAAACCTTTACCAAATGTCAGGTCACAGATGGAGTTCTTCTTGAACAGGTGGATGAAGGTTGACAAAGACACGAAGATTATCGATATCAAACGTCAGAAGGGTGGTTTACAACTTACGACAACATCTAGGTTCTGTGAAACCACTTCGACGTGTCACGATCAATTGATGGCATACACTATAAAAAAGAATGAGATTAAACAGTCATGCCCCGTATGTAAAAAATGCACAGCGAGAACTCATAAATTGACTCCAAACATTATTAAACTACTTAAACAATAATCAAGTATTGAAGGTAAATGACGAATACCAGATCGGGTAGAGTGATCCGTAAGCCAACTGTTTTCGTCCCTACTGAAACAGTATTAGATGATGACTACTGCACTGATGACTATGATACGGATGCAGGCTCTGACCTAGACACAGATGAAGAGTGTTATTCCGATGAAAGTGAGGATGACTATGACGAAGATGCGGATGAGAATGGGAACCTCAAAGATTTCGTGGTTGATGATGAGGGTGAAAGTGAGTCAGAAGACGCTTAAAAAAAAGAGAAACTACTGTAGTAATGGAAACTGATATTGGAAATCCCATAGAATACGACCCCGACATAGATCCTCTTGTCCAAGAAGAGAATGAAAAAAATAGTCAACAAGTGCCTGCTGAGCAACAGTATTATTTTCAACCTCAAGAGATGAACTATCAGTATCAATCTCAGACTCCTCCACAGGAGAATGATTTATTTAAAAATATAGACAAGTCTACATGGATCATCGCATTCGCTGTGTTCCTACTCGGCTTCTTCATGGGTAAGACTATGCAGCCAGTCATACTCAGATACGCCTAAGCTTCAACAATTTCCTTGAGATGCGGTGATCCACTCAACCAATTATCATCTGGAATAGTCGAGTAGGGAATAAATGTCCCCATATCACCCTTTTCGAACACACTACCATATGTATCCAATCCAGTATCCTCGATAAATCCAACTGTCGAAGATACTTCCACCTCTTCTTCTACAACTTCTTCCTTTTCCTTTTTGTTTTTTAAAGTGTATGGTGTTTTAAAAAACAAAATAAAGAATGCTCCAACCATTAATATAGTCAGAATTATACCTAACATTGTTTATTATATGTGTATATTATTTATTTTTTTTACGCTGAGGAAACCTCTTCGTCCGCATCCTCTGTGATCTCCCCGAGCTTGGCCTCTGTGGAGTTTTCCGCTTCGCGTAGCTTGCGTCGTTCCTCTAACTCCGCCGCCACGATAGCATCCGCCTCCTTGACGAGTTCCTCCATCGGGGCATCGGGCTTCTCCTTCTTGAGACGCTCGAGCACCTCGGCTGGGTGGGAAACTGGGGATTCATCGGGCTTGGTGTAAAACTTAGAGTTGTCGTCACCCGGGGTGAAATGATTCTTGTCACTCATCATAGCATCCTTACGTTCCTGGAACATACGAGCCGCTTGGGACTGGTTCTCCTTGTATCCAGTCATGATTTCCTCAAGCTTCTCATTCGTGTAGTGGACGTCGTCGATTGCGGCGGGATCGGGGGGGATTAGAAGCCACTTATACATGTCTACTACGTAAATGTCAAAGGTGGGATCCTCTTTCTGAAGGCGCTTGGCGTGTTGAGCAGCTTCGTCACGGTTGGCGAACGCACCACGAATCTTGACACCGAACTTTTCATTCTTCTGGGGAGCCTCAGGCCCAACGACAGAAAGGCACGCGAACAGCTGACCGGGGACAGTAGTATAATCTTGGGTGAGAGACATTATAATCAATGTTACGATCAAAACTTTAAGTTCTTATACTTAAGTCAACTCTTAAAGGAATGGATCTATTGAAAACCATGGAAGAGATTCGTAAGAACCATAACGAGGCCAAGCGATCCTTGATACAATCCGTCACAAAGGAGGGTCACAGTATTTTGGATGTTGGTTGTGGTTTTGGTGGTGATCTTCAAAAATGGCATAGGTGTGGCGCGAATATAAATATGTGCGACCCAGAGCCGAGTGCTTTAGTCGAGGCTAGGTCTCGAGCCAAGAATATGCACATGAGAGTGAACTTCTACGAGGGTGACATACATAACTGCCCAAATAGAAAACATGACATTGTCTGCTTCAATTTTTCACTGCATTACATCTTCGCCACGAGAGAGCTTTTCTATAGCTCGATACGTGAAATCAAAAAAAGAATCAAACACGATGGAAAATTGATAGGCATCATCCCAGATTCAGAGCAGATTATTTTCAACACACCATACTTGGATGAGGCTGGTAATTTTTTCAAATTGAAAGAACATGGAAATGGGGGATTTGGGGAAAAACTATTCGTCAACCTCGTTGATACACCGTTCTACGCTGATGGTCCAAAATCAGAACCTGTCGCGTATAAGGACTTGCTCGTGACACACCTGGAGGAGATCGGGTTCAAGTTACTAAGTTGGGAGAGTCTGAATGGCAACCGAATATCAAAACTGTATAGTAAATTTATCTTTGTATATAAAAGATGAACGCACCTCTGATCACTTTGCTCGTAGTCGTGATTTTGGTTTTCTATAGGGCTGAGAGACCAGAGAAATTGAGACTGGTCAATGAAAAGTATAGAACACTCAGGGAACATCTCAGAGAAACGAACAATGAAAAGTTTCACATACTCATGCGTCACATCCCCATCACTGGAAAGCTCTGGATGAATAACAGTGTTGGGACAAATACGAATAAGGGTGGTGAGATTGTGGTGTGTTTGGATGGTGAGCCCAATGAAATTTTCCATGTTCTCATCCATGAGCTCGCACATTGCACAGTCGAAGAGTATTCACATTCCCCAAAGTTTTGGGAGAATTATGAAGAGTTGAGAAACATCTGTATAGACCTGGGTATATACGAAAAGGTCACGGAGAGGAAGGAATTTTGTGGTCAGCATGTCCAGGACAAATAATCTCAGTTAAGTTTAATGAAGACACCTCTTTCTGTCCTTGCTACAGCCATAGCTTACTGGGCTGCCATGTACATCGTTCTAGTCATCCCTCAATTTTCTAAAAGCTATGTGATTAATCTTTTCTGGATGACATTGATCGCACCTAACTTAATGCGGCTTGCCATCGGCAAACTGCCTCAACTCGCTGTGGATCGCGGATTTTTCCTAGTATCTACACTCATCGGGTTCATTCTCACATACCTCATCAACCAGGTATCCCCCGACACACGAGAGGCTATGAAGAACAATAGGGCGTCTAATGATAAGAAACTGAAACTTGGTGTCTTATTATTAGGGACATTTGCCTTTGGAGCTTTAGTTGCGTATTTCGCTGGAATGGATAAATCCATATACAGTAACATGGGTTGGGAATCTAATGGTAAGAACAATATGTTACCTAATTTTTAATGACGTAATCCTTCAGTAAGAAGAATACGACAGCCGCCACAGCACCGGTGGAGGCAAGACCCACCAAACTTCTACCCCCTTGTTCGTTAAGGAACTTGGGGATAGAGGTCGCGAGACGATCTTGGATAGGTTTGCTTACAGAGATGGCAGCACATACACCAGCTACGACAGCGGTGAGTTGATCATCTGTCAGGTTGAAGGGGTTCTTGCTGGCGGGTTTCTCGGCCTGCACCTGATAAGCACCCTGGGGGTTGGGAGCTGTCATGTGAGGCATGGCACCCTGCATTCTTGGTTCCTCTGTCATCACAGGGGGCTCCATCATGATATCGTTAATGGGAGTAGAATCCATCGTCTCTTTATGTTCACTCACATTTTTTTCAGGTGGAATATACGCTTCATTTTGCCTGAAAGAAGTAGTTTGATTATTGTTCAGGGGCACCATACCCTCCCCATTGTCAGAGAGGCTCATGGTCATAACGTTGTCATTCGCCATTTAATATACTCCTATGTTTTAGAATAAAATTAAATTACGCAATCATTTTGTCTTTGTGATTTTAAGATTCGTCTTACGGGTGGCCTTCTTGGCGTCGTCTTCCTTCATGTCTCCATGTTTGGGGTTATACATCTTTTTGTGAAGTCTCCACAGGTCAGCACTTCCCACCCTGAAGTTCTTCCTCATGGTCGCTTTATACCAAAACACACAGTCCTGTATCTTATTACTTTTCACAGTGTTATCCAGAACGAGACACTCATAATTCTCGGTGCACGCATCCATGACTTTACAGAACATGTCGAACGAAGGAAAGATACCAAAGAAAGATTTGTAAAGTTTCTCTCTATTTTGAATGATGTTCTCCCTGAGAATAAAAACGTAATCCACGTTGGCACGGAGGGCTGGTGGGAGGTCCATGACATACTGCATGGTCAACATGAAAAAGATCTTCCAGTGACGACCATTCATAAAACACTGACGAATACAGGTATCTTTGAGAAACTTCGAGTCATACATACAATCATCGAGTAACATGAAAGCCCCGCAATTCTTTTTACCACCCCCGACAAGTTTACGTTGTCTACTCATGACTCTTTCAATCGCGTCTCTGTCGTAGTCACCGTATACGAATAGGTCTGGAATAAACTCCGAATAAAAATGGTTGCCCTCTTCTGTTCCAGAGAGAACTATACCAGCGGGGAGATGCTTCTTGTGAAACATGATATCCTTCACCAGAGTAGACTTACCAGTGTTCCGCTTGCCTATAAAGACACAGACTCGATCATCTGTCATATTTTCAGGCTTGAATTTCCTCAACTGGAGATTCATTCTAGTATTATTGTGGGTTTTATTAAATCTTTTTTAACTCATCCTGATAAACGTTATATTCTGGATAAAACAATCTTAACACACTGTAAATGTTCATGCAAACAGGTCTTATCGGTAATACAGACGATACAGCTAATCAATACATCACCACCATGATTGACATTCTATTACCTGTCATGGAACAGAGTATGCTATACGCAGGGGAATACGCTAAGGGTTGTGGGCGTGACATCATTCTTCCCGAGGATGTTGAATACGCGATAAAATACTGTGCGATGCGTCGTGTTGGACAGATTGTTGGCAGCACTATGCCAGAGATTTATGACGATTCCGAATCCGATTCGGATGAATCCTCTGTAGAAGATGTGTCTCCAGAGGAGTGTCCCGAGTTCATCAGATATTCAGGAGAGGACCATTTACTAACTGAAATTAATCAGGCCCGCGACAGTTGGGAGAACTGGATTCCACAAAGTCCGGCAGAAGAGATGTTAAAAAATGCTATTAATAATAATGAGCATCTCGGAGCCTGAGCCATGGTCGTTCAACGGTGAAGACCATTTCAAGAAATATGAATCAGAAGAAAGTTCGGCGGATGAATCTGACGACGAAGAGATATTTTCTAAAAAGATCAAAGGTAAGAAATTCAAAAAAATTGTAGAAAAGGAGAAACTATCTTTCGAATAATTTTTTTTTCCTGACTTACTATATAACACCATGTCCGCTGCTATCGAAACTGTCAACCTCGTTTCCCAGGAGCTCCAGACCCAGACCCTCAACTCCATTGTTGCGGGTTTCTCCTTCGCCGCGGCGATGTCCTGGATGGACTTTGTTCGCTGGTCGATCACTCAGATTGTTAAGGTTCCCAAGAACGGTGGCTCTCAGTATGTCCTCACCGCTCTCCTCACCACCCTCCTCTCGGTTGTGATCTTCCTCATCGTGACTGCCGTCAACGGCCGTGTCTCCAAGCCCGCCCAGCCCGTCTACGCGATTACTCGCTAAGCGGCTTTCCTCTTACCCATAGAGAGTATCAACAGGATACCTGTAAAAATAATTAGGGTAATATAGATGTATTCAATTTTCCATTCATAAAGATTCTTCTTATCAGGAATGCTTATGCTTGGCACCTTTTCCTTTTCCTTTTCCTCTTCTTCTTCCACTGGTTCTTCTTTCATCGGAGTAAGATTTTCCAACTTGTCCGTAGAACATGTGATTTCAAATTTCAGGACGTGATTCTGGTTCCTAAAATCATAAGGAATCAAACGACCTTGACTCATATAAAAAAACTCGATGCGAAGATCCTTCAGGGATTTAAGAGCACCAGAATGGAATTCGTGGGTCAACTTGTCCTCGGAACCATTCACGTTCACGAAGTCGGTTCCGTCCATGAGGATATGTCCAGTGTAATACGGTTCTGACACGTATACACTCTGATTCATCTTTTCGGACCCAGATGAGATGCGAAGCACTAGAGAATTAGGACCTTTAAAATTAGCCGCACCGAATTGATTATTACCCGGCATTACAATATCTAGGGGTGGCAGACCCAGTATTTCATGTATGTTTGTATTTGCCGATTGTCCACCACCGTTTCCAGACGCGAATAAAAAAGTGATATCGCCTCCATTGGGAGTCCCCATACCAAAGCTATTCTTTGACGCATTGTAAGAAATATTGAAATCTGAATTGAATATTGCCGCTAGCTCCGTACCCGTGTAATTTCCAGGGGGGAATGTTACTCCATAAGTAGTTCCACCCTGTGAATAACTGAAACTTTGATTCGACTCATTTATTAATAGTTGTGGACAAGGTATACGACCTGAGACCAATTTGATCTGCGACACGTCATAGATAGCGTCGTCTAGGGTCACGACGTAATCATTCGGATTCACATAGAGAGTCGGGTCCCTCTGACTACTGTCGATCGTAAAGTTATGAACCTTCATTAAAATATAGGCACAATATTTTAATGAATGTTTTCGTTTAGAAGTAAATACTTTACTGGTAAATTTGATGCGCGAGGGGGTTGTTCTGAAGCTGCCTCTTGGCAATTTCCAAATTATTCACATGGGGGTTACCCTGTCCCTTGTAGGCGTTAAACTGATGGTAAGGTTTCTGTTGATAGTTTTGAGTCCACCCACCGTTCGCGGCGTTAATGCGACCATCTATGCGGCTGGTGTCACTACGGACAGCTGTGACTGTGCCACCCTGCTTCAGAGCACTCTCACGAACATTCATGCGACCAGGGTTACCCATGCGGTTGGGCTTGCCACGCTTATCTTCGGGGCGGTAACCATTCTTCATGAGCTGCTCGTTATTCTTCATGTTCATCTGAGCAGCGGCGGTGTTCGTGTAACCACCCTTAAAGTTGGAAATCCCTGGAGCGGGCTGGTTGTAATGCATGAACTGGCCACCATTGTTATCACTCTTGAAACGTGTGGGGTCTTGGGCAGAAGTTGTGGCAGAGATGACACGCTTCGCACCGTTGAATCCTAGGTTATCACCGCGGTAACCAGTCTCCGAACGGTTAGTTGTTTTCTTTGTCCGTTCGTGCTCGTTACGGGGGACAACGCCAGTCATACCCTGAGCTCTCCCGGGCATAGTGGGAAGACGGGAAGGCATATGCGCCGTCGTCGCGGGTTTGTTGTGTGTCAACTGACCGACCACCGCAGCCCTACCACCAGTGTGATCAGCTGCAGGACCGGATCGTCCTGGAAGTGTAGTTAATTTGTATTCACCGACATTAACAGGGTTGACACGTAACATTTGTTGATAGCCACCTGTGGCTGGGACATTGGCTCCGACACCCAAACCAGGACCAACCAACTCCTTCTCTATGGGGGACAGGTTGTTCATCCTTCCGTGATCATACATCCTGTTTCGCATGTCCATCATTTCCTGACCACTAGTGCGAGACTGGTTGGCTATGTCACCAAAGTTCTTCATTTCCCGTTTATGGGAAACGTCGACGGGTGGTTCAAAATTGTCCTCTTCAACGACGACCGGTCTATTTACAAATAATGGTTCGGTAGTAACTTTTGGTGGTTGAGTTTTCGTACTCAAGTTACGACCAGCGTATACAAGACCCGCTACAGCCATAAGCGAAATGGGATCAGCCATTCTTACTTTTTGTTAACATTTTTATTAAGATACCTTTTCTGAAATAAACCATTCTGAAGGTCAGCCCTAGTGCTGGATGGCTCATACTGCATGGTTCTAATCGGCAATTTGCATTCCATATTATTGAGAGGGAAGTAATTTTTTTCATACGTTTGCACTATATGCTTGTTGAAACGAGATGTGCTCTGGGGACGAAGCTGATCACTCACGTCGATGTGCTGAGCTGGGGAACCCTTACCCGCCTTGTAAGGGGCAGTCCCATAAAGCACCGTGTTGGGTCTGCACCCACCACAGTTTACTGGACCACCGGGCTGAGGATAAACGAAAACCTCATCGGTAGCTTTGGTGGGGGGCAGAGCACCACTGTTCTGAATGATAGAAAGGCCAGGTTGAAGCTGGTATGCCATTTACTATAACGTAAGATATTTTCCTCTAGGCTCTTCTATCCCCATCACCACCAAGTCCGGAATACGCCTCGAGTTGGACACCCCTAGCATTTGGATTACAGTGTTTGGAATCACTTTTGCACATGGGACCATTCTTGGGTCCATACAACCATTCCGCAAATTCTGTTTGTCCTCCTGGGATTTTAGATACAGGCATAGTCACAAACTGCCTCTCCATCGCGTTCCTCAGGTATTGAGGCATGGAAGTTCTCGACCGACCACTGTCATAGGGAATACGATCACTCGTGTATCTCTGAACATACGGCTTTACGGAGGGGTAATAACAAGCCTCGAGCCTGTTAGGGGCGTGTGTATAATCAGTCATGAGCACGTTCCCCATAGGGTTGTCCATGGTGGGTTTCTGGCACATATTTTTCCCAGTCACTGGCGCTGTCCCATAGCTTTCCTTCACCATTTTCGACTTATAAAGAACGCAGATCACACCGAGAATAGTCACACCGAGTATAAAGACACGGGGATCACGACGGATTAAATATAAAAGTGTAGAAGCGTAAACAATAAACCTCGACGCGGAATTAATCCTGTCTTCTGGGGTCTGCTCACTATTGGGCCAAAATTGTAAAAAGTATTTTTCATCAACGAGCTGGCGAGGATCGTCGAACCAAACCTTCATTTAGTATATGCTCAGGTTTAATTTTTTGGTCCAAGACCACCGAGCATACTACCCATCATCTTCATAAGGGCATCCTCGTTTAGCTCACCACCCTCATCCTGCAGCTGAGACGCGACACCCTGTGCGAGTGCCTCAATCTGAGCCATCTTGTCTGGGGGTAGAGCCATGATGGTAGTTCCAAGCATATACAGGGTCTGCATATACTGCCAAGTGGCATCCTTTGTGTTATTGGACATACGCCCCCAATAGGAAGCGATGTCGAGTTCCTTCAAAAAGTCAATCTTAGAGCACTCCTCTAGGAGAAACTTGTCATCCTTCGCCGAAATCTGTTCAGCGTAGGGGGATACACCCTTCATAAAACCATCCACAACGAGACGGGGGTTGGTGGACTTTAACACGTCGAAAGACGTGAGCATTTTCTTGATGCCCTTTTCATCTGGAAAAGTCTTGTGCAATTCCACAAGAAATTGACCCATCATATCATTGAAAGCAGAGACAGATGCCATTTTCTTAATTTACAAATCAAATCTTTAAGTTTAAAAAGGCTCTGTAGAAATAGCCTCACGTTTACCAATTCCACCAGAAACGATAAAGAACACTAGAATGGCGTTCAGTGTCGCGGGTTTGGTATATTTGTTGAGCTCAAGTTTACCCTCGTTGTTGAGATAGGCCTTGAGATGTATGTAACCAGCTGTGATACCACCAGCAATTAGGGCAGCACTTACGGGATCTCTTAAATAGTTGGACAGGTCTTCCATTTAATTATACCTGGGATTTTTTATACGACGCTCTGGTGCGTCACCGAATAGGACCCCATCGTCTTCAGTTGGGGGGGGTTGCTGATACTCAGATGGCTGTTCGGGTCCGGGACCTTCACCATACTCTTCGGGCTCGGGATCCTCGATAGGGGGGGCTTGCACACCGGGGACAGTCTTGAATTCATTCTCGAGACCCGTGAGTTGGGGTTCGGGCTGCATAGGTACCTCACCCGGAATCTCACCCTGAGTTTCACCCTGGACCTCTTCGGGATCCTCCTCAGTGAAGGCGTTTGGGTCGTCACCTTCATCCAACACCTCGGGGTCAGCGCTATCCTGAACATCCCCATCTAAGGAAATATCACGCGTTTCTTGGGACATATAGGTCTGCAGGATTTGCTGCACGGGGATCAGTTCCTTCACAGTGTTTTCGATACACACACAGAAACGCCTGGTGAGGTTCTCATCCCTGACGTATTCACTCTGTTCCTCGTGGAAAACATAAGGGTCCTTGTAGAGATCACGTGCGGCGTTGTTGTAGCACGTCTGAATGAAGACCTCCTCAGTGGGAAGTTTGAGTGCGATCTTCTTGTTGTCAGCCTTAAGGCGGACAGCAGAGAGAATCTTCGTGCATGCCACAAAGACGGCGGCCAATAGATCGTTAAACCAAGAACAACGCCCGGTGATGTTATCACTGTGTCGCTTAGACATGGCGTTCGACCAATTGGGCACTTCTTTGAGGAGTTTTTGGAACATGATCAATATCTGCTTCCCCTTGGAGGTGTTTATCGATTCATTATACATTTCCTGGAAAACTTCAATCATAGCTGGGGTCATGATTAAACATAACTGTCCGAGGTATTCCTTCTTGGCTTCGACGAGAACGTTTAAATTGTCCATTTATGATTAAAGGGGTTTTTAAAATGAGATATTACTACGCACCTTCCCTGTATTTGTTCGCCATCTTTTTTAGGTTCATAAGATTTGGGAAATCCTCATCCCCTCCCCCCTTGGGTTCTTGACGTGCTTTCTTCTTCTTTTGGGTGAACCAGGACACGTATATTTCACCTTCATTTATCATCCGAACCGTGAATCCACCCAGCATAAACTGTCTAGCAACATATCGAGCAGCCTGACCCCTGTCGAATGTGGGGTATCCAACCAAAAAGTTGGGTATTGTCAAGAATATCTGCTTACATCCAAGTTCGACAGATTGTTTTATTTTTGATGAAAACTGTTCATATATTTTGGTGTAGATTTCCTTTTTTATACGTTTTCTCTTTTCATCAATCTTCGTCACATCATTGATGCTTAACATTACTATTTACTGCAATTTATTTTTCACCGTTTCAAACCCACTGGAAACTGTTGATCCAATTTTCCTGAGACCATTGACAAGACTTTGGTCATTCTCAAGGTTTCGCAGAAAGTCGTCTGTTTTTTTCCTCGCTACATTCACGTTTTCTTCTATATCCTCTCTCAACTCAAGAAGTTCAGCGTTTACTCGTTTGGATTGAACATCGACACTTTCTGGTTCCTTGTCTACATATGGCCTGATAACTTCAAGTTCTGGGTCCCTGAACATTTTCATCGAAGCGTCAAAGTCAGACCTGTCGGGGATGTGATTATTTCTTATGAGTTTATAGCTCTCAAAGTCCTTCCCCATACCCTGACCGACGAATGAAAGCGTCTGGTCAGAATTTTGATACCCTATCGGTTGAGATCGGATGGCTAAAAGTCTCAGTGGCTTCTTCTCTTCACCGATGAACCATACAGTCACGGAAAACCCAAACGAAAAACCATCCTTCTTTACTGTCATGAACTGACATTCATAAACTGTATCATCTTTCTTGATAAACTTCTTCATGGACATCGTCTCTATGATGTAGTTCGCTATACCAGTTCTCTTATGAATTTCTTTGTTTGTGAGTAGAACCACACTTTCCATCAAATCCGCTGTGGCGTCGTTTTTGACTTGCTCGTAACCCCTCAACTCCGGATAAGGATCCATCAATTGGGTTTGCTTCGGAACTACATACCCTGAGAATCCGAACATATCGTAAGCCTCCCGTTCGTTTGTCAAAATGAAAACGACAATTAATAATATGAATGCGAGGAGGTAATTCATATTATTAGTATGCGTTAATTTTTTTTAGAATATTACCTTGTGAAATATTAGATGTCATTATTGATCTACAGTCCTAGGTGCAAATTTTCGATGGAAGTCATCGAATACATCAGAAAACATCAACAGCTCAAACAACTCGTGCAATATCATAACATAAACACACAGGGTATACCGGCGAGCTACAAAAATAAAATCACAAGGGTTCCCACCATGCTCACACAAAACGGTAAAATTTTGGTGGGTAATGAAATCAAGAATTGGTTAGACTCCCTCCTTCCAGCTAAGGAGATATCACATGAGGCCGTGACTGGAATGGGATGTGCTATGTTTTCCCTAGATGGTAAAGGTGACAACGCGCATATGTTCTCACTAGATGATTACGGTAAATCATTACAACCACCAATGACAAAAGAGCTTGAAGAAAGGATTAGTAAGGATGTCTCAAAGGGGGAGCCATATACAGAGTTAAAGATGTAACACTTTTTACATGTAATTATGAAGTTGGTTACAATACAGGCCGCTGCATTCAAATCCACGTTTGAGGTATTGAAGGATATTCTCAATGATGTTAACATCTACTTTAGAAAAGATGGCATGTATATCGTCACCCTGGACACAGCTCGAACATCCCTGGTGGATATTTACCTGTCAGGTGATAATTTTGAAGAGTATGTATGTGACCAGGAGGAAATTATCGCTGGAATCAATATTTCAAATACTTTCAAACTCTTGAAGACAATTACAAACAATGACGTCCTTCATATTGAGATCAACTGCAAGGAATATATGAATATTATGATTTCCAGTGACTTGAAAAAGACAAATACGAAATTTCAACTCAAGCTGCTGGACATCAACGAAAGTCGAATTGAGGTCCCAGACGTTGAGATGACCACGATAACAACTCTCCCATCCATAGACTTTCAACGTCTCTGTAGGGACATGTCCAACATAGGGAGTTACATCGAAATCATTCGTTCTGGTAAAGAGATCAAATTCAACTGTGAAGGTGATTTTGCAAACCAGGAGACGTCAATTGAGTGTGTCGATGAGAGTCCAACCATATCCGGTCTATACAGTCTGAAGTATCTGAATATCTTTACGAAAGCTACAAGCATGTGTGCATCAGTCCAAATTATTCAGGAAACTGGGAACAGGTTCCTAATCCTAAAATACAATGTCGCGAACCTCGGTGAGCTCAAGTTCTACCTCGCCACTAAGGTATCCGAAGATCAGTTGTAAATCCGGTCAATGTCGACACAATCTTTTTCATACCCAAACCGTTTGCCAACATGATCTTGGGCATTTTCTTCTCAAGATGTTCATGCTCGTAATATAAAAAGTCCTTCAATGGAACTTTCTCCTTGTGAAAATCACCTCTCGGTCCTGCATATCTCTTCACCTTCTCAGTGATGTTAACCATGGGTTTGTCGTCATGGTCAACAATCCATACACTGGTCAGGGGAATACTGAAATGCATGGTGCTGTCTTCATTTTCACCAGGTAGAAAATTGATATCATTCGTGATGACTGTGTATAGATGACCGTTATAGAAGTATTTCACTCGTAACACGATGTCCCTCACATTTTGGGGAATCGAAGTGTGCCTGAATTCTGAACCAGTGACGTTAACGTAGAAGTTTTCAAGTATCCCATCCCAATCTTTTGATTCACTTCTCCAAAATGTATCTTCGACGAGGTATTTCAGATTGTAGTCGACACTGTATTCAAGTTCCTCCTTCGCCACATGGTAGTCTTTAGGTGTGGTAATTTTTTTGAAAATGAAAATAACATTACTTAAAAAGTTAAACAGCATGTCTATATAAAGAATGGCAGGTAATTTTTTAAGTAGATATAACAATCGAATAAAAGAATGGAAAGACCTGATATGTAAAGAACCACACAACAAAAAACAATATGAAGGGGAGATGTCAAACTATATAATTAAGTGTATGCCTTATATGAATCAATACTCTGATGAGCATGGTGAGAAATCAAATACGGATAATATATTTAATGTCAAAGAAACCGTTGGTTTGAAAAGAAAAGACATTTTCACAGACTATCTGATTGAAGTTGAGAACCAGAACATAGCAAGACCTAGTGAACGTTTAATGGATGAATGTCCCAAATGTAACGAAACGAATTTGACACATTTCCCTGAAACGAGTGACCTAGTCTGTGAAAAATGTGGTATTGTAGTGACGACACTGATAAGTGAAGAACTCACATACAGAGAAGAACAAGAAACATCTGAAAAAATCATAAACTACTCATACAAGAGGGAAAATCATTTCAACGAGTGGTTATCACAATTCCAAGCACAAGAAATGACTACCATACCTGTTGAAGTCATAGATCAATTGAGGTCAGAATTGAAGAAGATTAAAATAAAAAACCTTGAAGACATCACACATGCGAAGATTCGCAACTTATTGAAGAAGTTGCGACTCAATAAGTACTACGAACATGTCCCGTACATCACAAATATCCTGAATGGAATTAAACCACCAAAAATGCCACAGGAACTTGAAGAACTTTTACGAATCATGTTCAAGGATATCCAGAGACCATTTGACGACAACTGTCCGGCAGAGAGGAAGAATTTTCTTAGTTATTCCTACGTGCTCTACAAATTTTGTGAACTTTTGGGTGAAGATGAGTATCTACAGTACTTCCCCCTTCTGAAATCAAAAGAAAAACTTTACCATCAAGATGTAATATGGAAAAAAATCTGCCATGACTTGCGATGGGAGTTTATTCCGACTGTGTGAATTTTTGAAACTTAAGTTGTTCCATTCTTTTAAAAACTTAAGATGATTCAAGAAGAGAAAGCCCTCCTCACACTGTATAATTTAGACAACTATGTGATGCCACAAATGAATCATCTAAATTATGCAGACCCCGCCCTCCAACATTGTATGGATCAGGCTAAATTTCATCTAAACCAGGCTCGAGATCTCCTGGAAGGAGCTGTGATAGATCCGCAGAAACACTATGATGATGCTCAAGAATTCTATCAAATGCTTTCGAGAGTTCTCCCTCTAATGGTTTTAATGAGATCTTTCGGATCTCCGCTTCCCGACCAGGATGAGGGGGGAAGTTCACAAGATACGCAGTCTTCAGACCTGTCAGATGAAGATAGTTACGAGCCTGCAACTCCGCCCCTTCACCGAGAGTTTTAATGGTTTTGAATTCTATGATTTCGTGATCATCGATGATAATGTCAGCCCTGAGTTGACCCACGACGTGACCCCTAAAATTAACCAGAATATGTCTCTCAGATTCATACGGCACTCTATTTTCTCGTAAAAGGACTTCCATCGCGTTGTGGTATACTCTCTCACTGTACCCCGGACCCAGATCTGAATATACATCTTTGACCATCTGCTCCACGTCAATCATTTAATCAATTCTCAATTAATTTCTCTAAATATCATAAGATGGCAGTCAAGAAAGTGTCTAAAGATCCACCGGTGAAGAGAGCCCTCACTCGTCAAAGATTGGATACATCTGAGAGACGAACATCTGACCGTCGAGAAAAAATGAGAAGGAAGAGAAAATTAGACATTCTTGAGGCATTACGTAAACTGGCAAAAGGTGTCAAATCTAAAAAGTTGAACATACCCAAGAATACTTTCAACTATGGAACCATCATGAAGATGAACATATACAACAGGTCTTTGACTGTTCGGTTGAGTCGGAAAGTGATTAATCAATTGCAAGAGATTTATAAAAAAACATGGACTGAGAAGATTGAATACGTAGGTAGTGTTCCATTCACGATATTTAACACAAGAAATTATATCAAGTTCAACCAGCCAACAGCTCGGACGAATGGGAAGCTCGCTTCAGTAACCCCCAGTGAGGAAGACCTTACACAATACATCGTGTATCACACCCACCCCGTTCCAGAGAGTAACGCACCCCTCTTTACTTTACCAAGTTCCAATGACTTTAAGGCTTACATTAACCATTATCCATCTATTCAGGCAAATCTCATTCTAGAAAATCAAGGATATTACATCATTGATTTGATCGAGACAAATATGCAGAAACCGAACACAAACGCTATTATCGAGTTATTCCAAAAACTCACATCTGGGGAAAGGTTCCGTAATGTGCAACGTGACTGGGCTAATTTGGGATACTCACGAACTACAAGAGAACAATGGGTCAAGTTTGTGAATAGTTACATAGATCCGGTTATGCGTAAACAATCTGGCATATCTGTTCGATACTACCTATGGACTGAACTCGGAACAATCACTCTCCTCAACAAAGACTCACTTATGAACTGGAATCCCCAATAAGACGTGGAGGTGCGGAAGGATCCACCCTAGCTGAAGTGCGTGGTTCTATACACGCCGAAGGGTCAATTGTGCCTGGTGCGTGTAATACTTTTAGTCTCGTGAGTTCTTGTAATTGTAAATGTATCTGTTTGAGTTCGTTGCATATTTTGATATACACCCACTCCCTCTTTGACGGGAACATCTCATCATCCATGATTTCCATGATCTTTCGTACGTGTTCCATACCTAAGTGAAGCCTAGAATTTATATTAATAAAAAATGCCCTTCATTCAGAATCTTCCCGATGGTATCTTTATCCAGGAGTGTAATGAATTTGACGGTTGGAGTCGTCAGGATCTCCTGGATGAAATTAAACGACTGAAAATGAGAATTAACGAACTGGAGAAACCTCAGAAAAAACCAGTTGTAAAATCAAATATCGACTTTGCTGATCATCTCCGTGCTCATTTCTGTTAAAAAAATTACACACACTATTTAGATGTGTTCGGTGGTTCGACCTTTCATGTTTCTCAGGAAAGAAATTCAGATTCCAACCAAAGTTATAAGAGATCTGAGAGAGGTCAGCAATCTATCTTGTAAACTGAAGTGGGAATATGCAGGTAATGTCAAAACGTATAGAACTATTAATAAAGATTCAATTGTTTTCGGTAAACCCACATACGCCACGTCGAAGGATAGAGGTAGTGTTGATATCGACACTATTATCGGGATATGGCCATCACTCGTAAGTTATCACACACATCCATGCGTCACCATACCAAGTAAGATCGATTATGATACAAGTGAGATTTTCGTGACACTACCAAGTAAATGTGATTTTGACGCATATATTAGAGGATACCCCAATATGCAAGTAAATATAATTTGTGATGCACATGGGTACTACGTCATTGATTTAATTTCGGCGGCTGAAAGAAATCAATTTCCGCAACTACATGGAGTCGTCATGATTATGAACGACTTCAGACAGAGGGAAGAAATTAAACGCATGTCATTCAGTGAAGAAGGTCTTGAATATTTTGAGACAACCCTAAACAGATGGAAGGAAATCGTGAATACTGACCTGAACCAGGTGTTGAATGAAAAGCTTGGTATTACTGTGCGTTATTACGGTTACGAAGATGAAGCGGCAGTCGTCAGTCTCGATTTGGATAGTATCTAGACATGGCGTCATCCAGTTCATCCACCTCATACCATGCGAGGTGACACTCCTTTGACTTTTTTCCCTCCTCTTCACAAATTTCTTGTGCTTCTTGTATGGCTTCTTTGAAGCGTAGACGAAGTCTCAAATTTTCAGCCCGTTTTGGCTGCTGTTCGATAGCCTTTTTCTCATAAACATCATTCAATACATTTTGACTGGTCTTTATGAGTTTATGCTTGTAAGAGTCATTTGATGAATACGCAATACACCTCATTATAATGTACTAACATATTATATGCTTTCTAAGTTCCTAAGTGTCAGACTCCTACGTTTACCACGAAGGAAAATGACATCTATACATGACCTGACCACGAAATTTCAAAAGTTATCACTGATGAAGAATACACACCACAATGGAAACGAGACTCAACAGCACGGTTTTGTGTGGGAAAGGGAAATCGGTCGCGTGTTAGGTGCGTCTATTGAGGAAATAAATTCGATTTCGTATACTTCAAATATAGATCTTCCCTCGTGTTTCAACAGGAAAAACCAGGTTGACAACCACTGTAAGACGACAGGAAGCCAAACTGTATGCATGGGAAGCAGTCTTCGCATATTCGATATTCTCATTTCTGACAAGACTCATCTGACAGTCATACACTATACACAAAATGATCACTGGAAGGTTGTTAAAAATATACATCAACTGGACCTCACCGGAATGAGGACGGAATTTTTTGGTGACATCACATATGAAGAAATTTTGAATCTGGAAAGCATCATCAAAAGTATTCCCCCAGGTCGTTTGAACAGGTCGGAGAGGGAGAGAATCTATAACAAGATGAAAAAGGAACTAGAATCAAAGTCTGGTCTGATGAAACTCAACCCAAAGGTTGATAGCAAGTCTCAGAGGAGACTCCAATGTTCCTTCAATATTAAGAATTTCATTGAAAAATATCCAAGCAGGTGCATATACTCGGGAGTTGGTAACAAATTCTACGATGGTTACATTCCCCCTAAAATTGAAAGTCGTCGTCGAAGATTAAAGAGAAGAAAGGATATTCAGTCATGAGTGAACAAGATACTGGTAAATTCCGACTAAATAGCAAGGACCAGTTTTATACCAACAAAGAAGTTTCAAAGAGGTGTGTTAATCTTGTTATCAAATATATACCACACACCACAAAGTATACGTGGGTAGAACCCGCCGCTGGAACAGGTTCTTTCACAGACGCCCTCGATTCCCTATACAAACGAATAGCCATGGATATCGACCCCAAATCGGATACCATCAAAAAGATGGATTTCCTCGAATGGAAACCCACAGTGTCCGGGGATGTCATTGTTTTTGGTAATCCACCATTCGGTAAACAGTCGTCACTAGCCAAAGCGTTCATCAGAAAGAGTTGCACCTTCGCAAATGTTATAGCCTTCATTTTACCTAAATCTTTCACTAAGCCCAGTATGAATAATGCATTTGAAGAACACTTTCATATGGTGCATACACATGAGATAGAGAAAAATGCTTTCGAAGTAAACGGGAAAGAATATGATGTTCCATGTGTTTTCCAGATATGGGAAAAGAGGGGTCGTAAAAGACGTTCAACCAAAAGTGTGGAACCTGTTGGATTTAAATATGTCAAACCAGGGGAAGTGTATGATTTGGCTTTTAGGAGAGTTGGTGTGTACGCAGGTCGGTGCTACTTGAATGATGGAAGGGACTTTAGTGTTCAATCACACCATTTTCTGAAGTTTGACACCGACCAAATAAACACAATCATGAGTAAAGTCAACGCACACACGTTTCCAAGTAACACGGTTGGGCCACGGAGCCTGACAAAAACAGAGATTAACACTGTTCTCAACAAGATAATTAAAGGTTTAGGGGGTTAATAAGATATATGTCCTACAACGTTGAACCCTGTAACTTCAAATATCGTGTCTCCTCTCTCGCGAAGATTGTTGATGGAGACACCATAGATGTAAACATTGATCTCGGTTTTGATGTATGCACGAAGCAGCGTGTTCGTCTCCTAGGTATTGATACCCCCGAGTCTCGGACGTCGGACAAGGTTGAGAAGGCGTTTGGTCTCATCTCGAAGAAGAAGCTCAAAGAGTGGTGCTTGAAGGCGGTTGCATCTGAGAAGGATGATATTGAAATCGAACTCAGATGTCCGGAGGCTGATTCTAGGGGTAAGTTTGGTCGTGTCCTCGCTGAGATTTGGGTATGTGAGGATGGCAACTGGACGAACGTAAACAAGTGGATGTGTGATGAAGGATACGCAGTCCCTTACGCAGCTCAAAACAAGGCGCTTGTAGAGGGTCTTCACATGGAAAACCGTAAGAAGCTGATCGAACGTGGTGAAGCTCCCAATTACGCATGATAAGGATCTTGCCTTACCCATAAATTACAAATCCATTTCTCACCAGACTTTACAGGTTTCCCACCATGTAAAGCCTTGGAAGTATCTAGACCATATCGGTCCAACGTATTAAAAAACAACGCGTCACCAGCCTTTAATTTGAAGGACTTGTTGATATTGGGAAACTCCGTTTCACCACCGTCATAGTCATCTGTGAGTGCCAGGATGAAAGTGTGGCGGCGACTATTCTTTTCTCCTATGAACACATCTTGGTGAGGTCTATAATGACCACCCTCTCCGTAATGAAGCACTTGTAATTGCTCACAATGATCGATTGTTTTATTGACATACCCTACACAACGTTCCATCACAGACCTGATGACTGGGTCTGTTTTTTGGAGCCATGCTGTCCGACTTTGACGAACATTTTTATCTATTCGACCATCGGTGTCCACGAGAGAATCTGACAGGCGTTCTTTAGCCTGTTTAATGATATGCTGTCGTTCCTCGGGTGATATGAAGTCACCTAGAATCGTTGGAGTCTTGTACGTTGGGAGTAAACATAACACCAACACTATCAAAAAGAAAACAAGTATCATCCTAACATATCTAGATAATTATATTTTTAGGTAAATGACAGTTATATCTCTTCCTGATGTTGGAGAACACTTCGTTGCTGTATTCAACAATACCATGTAACACAGATAGGTAATAATCATGACCGTCAGGGTCAATGATGTATTGCCTCAAAATGTCACCACCCGTGTGAATAATCATCTCATAGATGTTAGATATGTCCCTCACTTTGTCTACAAACTTTTCTTGTCGTTGTAGAATGTTTTTGAAATCTTCTAGTGACATTTCGTTGAGCATGTAGCCTATCCGAAAGTTCACATTGTCCGGGGGTCTTGTATCCAGGTATAAATTGTGTCGATCTGTCTCATAAACGACCATGGCGTATTGGAGTATTTCTTGTGTCGCCATTTTTTCCCGGAGTTCCCTAAACGATGGAATCCCCCCACACGGTATATCTCCATGCTCCCTAGATGTGTTCGTTTTACGTTTGAACTGTATATAATGTGGGTTGTGTATTCTTCCGGTTTCAATTTCACCAGTTCTCCAATTGAATGTGCAATGACAGGATGTGCACCACATTTGCGCACATCCATCAGTCCTGTGAATCATAATTCCACATTTAGGGCAGGATTTACTGTCCCTCTTGATGAGTTCCATAGTTTTTACAGTGTCTGGATTACATTCATGATGTTCATCTTTCACGTCGTTGCATTTCTCACAAAAGTAAACAGAACACAAACCACAAAACCAGTTGTCACTCAGAAACCCTTTACAGTTTTCACTCGGACATTTATGAGTAAACTTTCTCGGCTCGAGGTTTGTTTCCTGACCACCCTGACGTAAGGTTTCTAAATGTCTGTATATAGACTCCATAGTTCTGTATATCACCATTATTTCTGGATGGGTTCGTACGTTCACAATGTCTTCCTCTGTTCTTATGTACATGGCATGTAATTCAACAAGTCTTCGTTTCTGATGCCTTAACATTTCATTCAATTTTCTCATGCTCAATATCCTCTCGACTTCAGGTTGTGTTTCAGGCATCAGAAGTTCTTCACGTTTAAACAGTATGTCTTCACGATGTTTTCTGTATTCCGTGTTTCTGAAATATCTCGTGCAAAACGAATCAACAAATTCACGATTCCATATAGTCTTACACTTCATGCAATGTGGGTCTGTTTCAGTCGAAAGTAAATATGTCTGACAACAACTTTTACATGCCGTATATTCACAGTGCAAGCATACAACCTTTTTGTGCCTCAATTTATTAAACTGTTCACAACATACCGAACATTCGTCCATCTAGTTTAAAGAGAGTTTACCTCTTTAAATTATTTAGAGAAATAATTTGAACATAACCTATAATGTCTCCCGCTATTGGTATTGATCTCGGAACTACGTATTCTTGTGTTGGTGTCTGGCAGAATGATCGCGTGGAAATTTTACCCAATGATCAGGGTAATAGAACTACACCCTCGTATGTTGCGTTCACAGACAGTGAACGTATGATTGGTGACGCCGCAAAAAATCAAACTGCGATGAACCCGATGAATACAGTGTTTGACGCTAAGCGACTGATTGGTCTCAAATTTTCGGACCCAAAAGTCCAAGATGACATCAAGGATTGGTCCTACAAAGTTGTGTCTGGAAAATCTGACAAGGCGACTGTTGAGATTGAATTTAAGGGTGAGAAGAAAAGGTTTGAACCAGAGGAAATCTCGTCTATGGTTCTCACAAAGATGAAAGAAACCGCTGAAACTTTCCTTGGTAAAACGGTCACAGATGCGGTGGTCACAGTTCCAGCGTATTTCAATGATTCACAGAGACAAGCGACCAAAGACGCAGCCTCTATCGCGGGTCTTAACTGTCTCCGTATCATCAACGAGCCGACAGCGGCTGCGATCGCTTACGGTTTGGACAAGGACAAGACCAAAGAGATGAATGTTCTCATTTTTGATCTAGGTGGTGGCACCTTTGACGTATCTCTCCTGACCATTGAAGATGGGATTTTCGAAGTCAAGGCTACCGCTGGTGATACACACCTCGGGGGTGAAGACTTTGATTCCAGGCTCGTCAGGCATTTCATCCAGGAGTTTAAGCGTAAAAACAAGAAGGATATCAGTGACAACCCTCGTGCGCTACGGAGACTCCGCACCGCGTCTGAAAAGGCTAAACGCACCCTTTCCTCTACTGCACAGACATCAGTGGAAATTGATTCTCTGTATGAAGGGGTTGACTTTTACACTTCAATCACCCGTGCTCGATTTGAGGAACTCAACGCTGACCTGTTCAGAAAGTGTATGGAACCAGTCGAGAAAGTCATCAAGGATGCGAAAATGGACAAAACCAGTGTTGATGAGATTGTCCTCGTCGGTGGCTCCACACGAATTCCTAAAATTCAGCAGATGCTCTCGGACTTTTTCAATGGTAAGGAGTTGAATAAGTCCATCAACCCCGATGAAGCTGTTGCTTACGGCGCTGCGGTGCAAGCCGCCATTCTTTCTGGGGTTGAAAGTGGTGACGTGCAGGATCTTCTCCTTTTAGATGTCGCACCAGTTTCACTGGGACTTGAAACCGCTGGTGGTGTCATGACTAAGATCGTGGATCGAAACACGACTATTCCCACCAAGAAGGAGCAAGTCTTCTCCACATACTCCGACAACCAAACAACTGTGACCATTCAAGTATACGAGGGTGAGCGTGCCAGGGCTCAAGACAATAACCTACTGGGGAAGTTTGACCTAAACGGTATCCCCCCCGCGCCTAGGGGCACTCCACAGATTAACGTCAAGTTTGACGTTGACGCGAACGGTATCTTAAATGTAACAGCTGAAGACAAAGCTTCTGGAAAGTCTGAGAAGATTGTCATTACGAACGATAAGGGTAGACTTTCCAAGGATGATATCGAGCGCATGTGTAAGGATGCGGAGAAATACAAGGAAGACGATGAAGCTTACATGAAAAAGGTTGAAAGTATGAACCAATTTGAAGCAAGGGTTTATAATGTTCGTTCCACTCTAGATGACGAGAATTGCACTGTGGGTGATGACGACAAAACAAAAATCAAGGAGAAGGTTGAGGAAATGATTTCTTGGATTGACAACAATAAAACTGCTGAACTGGAAGAAATTGAAGCGAAATCGGGTGAATTTATGGACGTGTGTGTCCCACTATATGCGGAACAAGCGAAAACTGAAAAGCCGAATGGTCCAATCGTCGATGAGATGGATTAAAACTGAATATCTACGAAACTACCTAACATTTCATACACGTCATCTCGATCATAAATTGTTTGAGCAAAACACATGGTCATCTCAGCAGCCCCATATGACACATACGTGCTGTTATACTTTTCAAAAATAGACGCGAGTTCATCAAGATTATCATCGCACCATGATATGACATCATCTTCTGTCATATCACGATGGAGACCCTTTTCAATGAAACTGACAACCTCGTCGCTGAGAGGCATGTCAGTAAGCACGGTGCAATCGTCGTCAATGTTCATCATGTGTTTCTTACATTCTTTATATTTACATTTCACTTAGGTTTTGGGCGACGCTTTTTTGCGGCTTTCTTGGATATCCCCAATTCCTTGGCGAGTTTGGCGTTTCGAGCTGGCCCAGCCTTCCTTTTCTTTTCCTTCTCTTCCATCTTGGTAGCGGCCTTTTTCATGGCGGTGGCAGACCTCTCAGCTGCCTCTCTAACCGCTTTTTTCTGTTTTTCTTCCCTTTCTTTAGCGGCTCTTTTCGCCTTGAGAGCCTCGCCTCTAGCTTTTTGAGCCTTGAGGGCTTCTTGGACCTTATTCTTTTTTGCCTGCTTCTTGGCGGCAGTTTCAGCACGCTTCTGTTCTGCTTTGAGAGTCGCAGCTTTAGAAACACCCGTTTTAACAAACTGATTGTTTCTCCTTTTCATTAGACTAGCAGCGGTGGTAGCGTTCTTCCCCTTGTCTCTACTCGTGGCTGCAGATTGTTCCCTAGATAATCGAACCCTCTCAGCACCAGTCGCCTCACTCAACTTCTTCTTCTCAGCGGCAATTTTAGCTGCGGTTTTCACATTGTTCATCACCCTTCTCTTCTTGTTATTTTTCACGATATCCCGGAATGTCTTAGTGGGTTTAACCGCTAGAGGGTTATCAAATACCTTTGACTCATTGAATCCTGTTGGAACGAAAGTGTTTGTGACGTTGGTTTTCTTTTCAAATTTCATACGCGCGACTTTATTCCTGTTCTTTTTACCCCTGAAGGCTGCCTGAATTTTTGTAGCCGCTTCATCATTTTTAGCTTTTTTGATCGCACCAGCTACCAGGGACTTGGAAGCGTTTGAAATTTTTTGGTTCACCTGTTTATCTGCGGATGCGCGAATTAATGTGAGGTTTGCACTGGGTGCGTTAATTCTCTTAATGTATCCAGTCTTGTTTTCCCGTGGTATATTCAGACCCTGGATATACTTTTTGAGCGCGTTTCTTTCACCCTTCTTCGAGAGGTTCGCCAATTGTTCCTCGAAAATTCTACGTCTCTGAGCCACGTCATTCTTGAGTTCCATGACCTTTTCGAGATGACCACGCTTTTTGATTGGCCCAATTTTGCTCATTTGAATTTCTTTACGTAACTCGATCTTCTTGTTCAATTGTTTTTCCAGGTTTCTCAGAGTAGCGTCATTCTTCGCGTTCTTAATCGCGGGATCCCATTTACCAATGCGACCCGCGAAACGACTGACTTCGTTTTTAGCTTTTTTGAAAATCCTGTTCTTGGTTGGTGCTAGGTTAAGTCTGTTTATCTCAGCCCCTGCGTTGAAATTATTGGTCGCCTTTGGTTTCGCGCGTTCTTCGGTTTTTGCTTTACCCGCGACACGGCCAGCACCTCTCTTCCGAGCCTGATTAAAAATAGTCTTATTCTTCGACTTGTTCCATTTCTTCATAAACTCGGTGACATCAGCGTTCGTTAAACCATCAATTTGTTTCAGTTTAAATTCAACACCCTCACGAACCTTCCTGTCAGTGTTTGCTTTGTTGAGTTCCTTACCCTTGATGTTCAACTGCTTGTTAAGTTCAGCTGCGGCGTTGAAGTTGTTCTTTTTAGTATTGAAAGCCTTCATAGCACCAATCTTACCGGCAGCCCCCTTGAACTTGCTTCGAGCGTTGAAAGGTTTAGGGTCTGACACTGACAAGTTTTCTCTCTTCTGGCGTGCATTGTTACCACCCTTTTTAAAGGCGGTTGTCATACCAATTTTCCGCACCGCCTTTTTCAGTTTATTTTGGGGGTTATTGAATGTAGTGGGTTCTTTAGGTTTAACGTTTTCTTTGACATTGTCATTATCACTGATAAATCCTGTCAAGTTTTCTCTTCTCTGACGCGCGTTGTTTCCAGCCTTCTTGAAAGCTGACATCATCCCAATTTTACGTGTCGCTCTCTTCATTTTGTTTCTGGTGTTTTCTCTTCTCTGACGCGCGTTGTTTCCAGCCTTCTTGAAAGCTGACATCATCCCAATTTTACGTGTCGCTCTCTTCATTTTGTTTCTGGTGTTAGGTTTAGGTGTAGGTTCGGGTGTGGGTGTGGGTTCCGGCTCTGGTTTCACATTTTCATCCTTGATTCGTTTATTGCTGTTCCTGTTCATAATGTTTTGGCGTCTCTCCTCATTTTTGAATTTCCTTTCAAGTTCTCTCATCTTTTTAAGATTTTTTGTCGCCTGAATTTTAGCCCCTTCTTGTTCTCTGGTCACTCGCCTGGTTTCATTTGCAATTCTTTTGCGCTCCTTTTCATTTCTTACCTGCGAATTCTTCTGTTTGAGATTAGTGAGTTGCTGATTATAACGTTCTTGGTTCAATTTTTGCGCCTCGGAAAATATATCGTCCAGGTTTTCAAGGGTTCTGACTCTGCTAAGATAAGACACTCGTTCAGATACAGATAACTTTTTCAGGGATCCCAGGTTCCTCTTGAGAGAGTTTTTAGCTGTCTGGATCTTCTTATTTCTTGTCTTGGCTTCTAAGGCTGTCGACTTCATTGAAGAGTTGGCATTCACTTTTTCAATCTTTTGTGTAGCCCTAGTGTTATTCAGTTTGTTTCGAACGGATTGGTTTCTCAGCTGCTTGGCCTTCATGCGAGCCTTTTTCTCTTCCTCACCCTGTTCCCGCTCTAAACGGTTCTTCTCCTTCTTCGCTTCGAGTCTTTCTTTTTCTGTTCTAGCCTTGGAAGCCCTGTCTTCGACGTTTTGTATTTTCTGATCATAACGTTTCTGATCCAATTGGCTGGCGGTTATGAACACGTCGTCTATGTTTTCCACAGCCCTAACCCTAGACAAGTAAGAATTCCTTTCAGCTCGAGACAGTTGTTTGAGTGAGTCAAGATTCCTTTTTAGAGCCTGTTTAGCATTCTTGATCGCGTTGGATTTGTTAGCTAGGTTTATGCGTCTCTCGTTCATTTTCAGTGTCGCCACATTTTTCCGGGCTTGAACATTTGCAGCAGCCTTTTCCTGTTTGATGCGCCTGTTCTCTGTGATAGCTTTTCTCCTTTCTTCATCAGTTTTGGCATTCCTAATCTTCTTTTCCACACGCTCGGATTCTTCGGTGTATCGCTGCTGATCTTTTTGTCTAGCCTCTTCGAATATGTTGTCGAGATTTTCATGTTTGGATACCTTCGCTAAGAACATATTGACTTCATCAGTTCTAAGTTTTTTCAGTGTCTTCAACTTTTTCTTCAGTGTAGACTTCAACTCATATGCACCATTTGAACTTCCAAACAATCCACCAAATATAGATGACTGAGGTTTAGAACCATTTGGCTTCGCAGGGACGTTTGGCTTCGCAGGGACGTTTGGTGCAGGGACGTTTGGTTTCACAGGGACGTTTGGTTTCACAGGGACGTTTGGTTTCACAGGGACGTTTGGTGCAGGGACGTTTGGTGCAGGGACGTTTGGTACAGGGACGTTTGGTACAGGGACGTTTGGTTTCACAGGGACGTTTGGCTTCACGGGGAAATTGGAACCATTCGGTATGACAGGACCTGGGTCAGGATTATCAAACACATTAGATTTAGGTTGAGGATTATTTCTCCTACTTTTCTTAAGAAATGGTGGTGTAACTCTATTGAAAACGTTACCAAACCTAATCCCATTCGTTTGAGAATTTCGAGGACTACGATCTTTGAGAAAATTGGGTTTTGGTTGACTTTTGAATATACTTTCGCTCGGAAACTTGACACCCCTATTGTTATTGGCGTTCAGATTGTTCCTCCCCCCTTTCTCATTGGCGTTCAGGTTGTTCCTCTTTTCGTTGACGTTCATAGCAGAGTTCAGGTTGTTCCTCTTTTCGTTGACGTTCATAGCAGAGTTCAGGTTGTTCCTCTTTTCGTTGACGTTCATAGCAGAGTTCAGATTGTTCCTCCCCCCTTTCTCATTGGCGTTCAGGTTGTTCCTCTTCTCATTAACGTTCATAGCAGGGTTCAGATTGTTCCTATTGTTAGGAACACTCACAGACCTTTTTTTGATGACACGTTTCCTCGAGATCTTAATGGGTTCAGAAACTTTCAGGTGTCTCAACCTTTTCCCGATTGCTACGATCAAATCAGTCTTGGTCTTTTTATCGACACCCTCTAATTTAACTTTACGTGCGAGTCGCTTTATATCAGCAAGTCTCGACGAAGGGTCAAAAAGTTTTTCATAATCTCTCACTGATAAAGGAGATTTACGATCAGTCATGTAGGTCTTATCCCTACTCAAAATCAGGGGTGGCAAGGGTAACTTTTCATCCTGAATATTTTTGTAAACTTGACATATATCATCTTTTGTCAGTTTAATATTCTCTCCGGTGTTCAACTTTATTAACTTCCGAAGAGTGCTCAGATCTGCGTCTGGATCACACGCATCTATCATATATATTAGACTGACAAAAAAGTATTAATTCAAAAAAGTGTAACCTGTATTAAACAATCTAATCTTCTCTTCATAACTCATGGTAAAATCAAATATGTTTGTATCTCCTATGTTTATTTCAAGTTCCTCTACAGGTTTTACGTATTTCTCTCTATTTGACAAGGCAGAACGAACCAGTGTCTCAACAAATAGCCTCGGTGTGTTGATATCTTCCTGGTAAATTTGATTGATTATTACTTTCATGCATGTAATTTCGTATGGTTTTTTATCGAGGAATGGAGTCAATGGGTATTCCTCTTTCATACCACCATCCACATACGTCTTATCCATGTATGTTCCACATGAAAATATAAATGGAACAGCCATGCTCATACAGACCGCATCTATGACTTTCATATCAGGGTGTGAATCTTTAGAAAAGTAAACTGTTTCGGACGTGTTTAAACAAAATGCCGAAATGTAAATCTTCATTTCCAAATCATCAAATGTTGGGTCTGAACCACATATGTCAACCAATTTCTTTCGAATTGGTTGCATATCAACAAATCCAAACTTGGTAAAGAATGAACCTAACTTTATTTTGAAAAAGTTAGAAAGGTTGATAGACGTGGCAGTATCTAATATCTCATCAACCGACATACCAACAGCCAAGAAGAGGGCCAGAATCGAACCCGCTGAGGACCCTGATATTTCCTGGACATCTACAAGTTGAGATTCTCGAGCCTTGAGACCTCCTATGAGAGCGAATATGCCCATCGAAGCTGGTCCCAGAACAAGGTATTTCATCTTCCTACTTAGTAGAACTGAGGAAATTGACGCCGCAATGTCGCGAAAACAATCGCGTAAACTATGGAATGCACGAGGGCGGAAGTCACACTCGTCTGACCCGACCGAAAGACTCCCCCGCTCCCTGGGGGTAAAGTAAGGAGAAGACCTGGGCTCAACACGAGGAATAGGGTTGTGCTCACGAGGAGGTCTGTCTTGGTGAGGACCAAACCCATAGCCTTGGCTATCAGACTGTACACGACAAAGAACACGAGAGCGTGGAAAAATGTCGCCATTTGGTTTGTTTTTTGATTCATGAAAGAAAGCTTTTCCCCGTTGGTCGTCAGGAGCACACCGGGGCTTAAGGTTAAAAAAAGGGCAGCTGGGATAGCCACTCTCTGGGCTGTGAGGTTTGGTGGAAGCATGTTAATATAGTTCCATATAATATTTCGCAAACTCTTCAAAGTGTAAAAAGCTGGCACCCCTCATCATTTCCTCGTGCAGCCCATTGGCATTCACACTCTGTCTAATACGCCTCCAGGTAGTATGAAGACATTCTCGATATACGTCATCATCCCATGTGACCCGTTCACTACACGTCTCGTGTTCCCTGAAACAAAATTCCACAAAGTCACAAAACTTCCCATCGTGCATAATGTATGAATCATACAGGGATGTCCTGATAATATTCCACATGTGCCATAATTCGTCTGAATATTGGACTTCCCAGTCTTCAATATTCAGAGGAGTGTCATCAAAAAATTCATCATCATCACTGGCGTCAGGGTCGAAACCGTTAGTTGCTTCGTATACGTATTGACTCCAGACCATGATGATCAGTTACTTACTTCTTTTGCGGGTTTATCTTTTATACCTGTTAACGAGATAGAAGTCGATTCCTTCGTCTTGAGATTATCCTTGATTGCATTTAAAGCTCCTTCAACCTTAGTTTCATCACCTGCGAAGAAAGTCATGAGACCGGCCGAGATGGCTTCCTTGTTCATCGTGCCCTTACGCACGGATTTACGAATGCTAATTTTACCTTTCCTGAGGTTAATGGTATCAATACCCTGATCAACCATGTGCTTCTTCACATTCTCTTTGAGGCGCTTCTCCTCCTGGTTGAGAATCTTGATATCAGATTTTGCATCAGAAAGTTGCTTTGTGAGATCTACAAGCTTAGATACAGTTTCAGAGAGCTCGTTAGAGACGTTCGCCATTATTAATTTATATGTATATCCTAATCTTTAAGCTTAGGCGCACAACCCGCGCTGCATAAGGTCAGGGGTGATAGTCGAGTTGTTCCAAACATAGGGATCCTTGGGGTTGGGGGGGTCCTTGCGAATCTGCTGGTTGGCGTTACGGAGAGCACCACCGATAGTCTCGGGCAGGCCGATCTGCTGACGGGGGTCAAGGAAGTTCTGACCAGCGAGGACATCCTCGGGCGCGAACTGACCAAAGTCCTCCTCGGAAGCAATCTCACGGGGGAGAAGGGAAGACGCGAGACCTGTGCCCTGGTTCATTCCACAAGAACCCGCGGTAGTGGGGCCAGCGGAAGGACCCGCGACAACGGGGCCGGCACCGAAAGGCGCATACTCACGCTCAGTGATGGTGTAAGAAGACTTGGAGTTCAAGTTGCAGAGGAGGAAGATAAGGACAGCTACGGCGACCAGCATCAGAATGTTCTGGTTGCGACCTTTGATCATCTTTTATATATAATTAACAAATTTTTTTATTGCTCGTCATCATCGACAAAAGCATATTGGTCTGGGTAGGTATCGAGAACTGGCTCGGGATGGAGCCTGACCTGTACAAGATTCCATGTGCATGCAAAAGTTTTTTTGGCAAACCAGAGTCCGGAAAATTCCAAGATGACATCACAAGACTTGTCCGTCTGAAGAGATTCAAAATCGACGCTCTCCTGCTGGGAATCAAAAACCTTCGTAGCCTCAATGCGGTCGCATGTCACTCGACCCTCAACCACACTGGGGGTGTATGCTCCCCTGATGACAGCCTCGGAGAGCTCCTTACCGAACCACTCGGTCGAATTCTCTTGGGCAGCCTCGACATTCTTGGCATCAACCACGTTGACCTTCTCGATGTTCGTCTCAGAGACGAGGTCTAGGACAACCTCATCAGAGATGTCAGAAATCTTGACACCATTCAACTGAATGAATACCTTGCGCTTATTGTCGTTACGAACTTTGACGAAACGAAGACCGTCCTCACCCTTTGTGAGAGTATCAAAAATCATTGTAGTTTATATGGGAACTATTTCTTTAAACCAACAAATGGTATAGCGGCTGCCCCGTCTAGAACTGAGTTTGGAACCCATTTGTTTCTCCTGGGTTTGTGACCATACAAAGTTTTACCCACATTCAGTTTCTGTGGTAATTTTTTTGCATTCTTCGTTCTGAGATTCATCTCATTTTTAACGTAAGAATTGTTAGTCACGTTTTTCCATTTCAAATTTTTGAGGTTAAACCTCTTGTTCCCTGAGCTATTCTCATAACCATTCACTTTCACGTTGTTGGAGGTAGTTTTCAATCCATGGACAAATTGTTTGGAGAGACGCTCGTCTGAAGGTTTAGTTGTGTAATTGTTATACTTGTAAGGGTTTATCTTCGCAGCTCTAGTCATGGAAACCTTCCCATTCTTCCGTGTAACCGGCTTCTTCCTGACTATTTTACTATGAACTCTCTTGAAAAGTGTCTCGATCGAGTCTGAAGAATTTATAGTTTTCACAAAAAGTTTGGACAGCTTGACCAACCTCTGTCTATCCTTCTCCTTCTTCTCTGGACGTAATTTCAACTTGTGCATTAGGTAGATGTCTTCGATGAGAAACTCTTTACTGGCTACGAATATCTTGTTATTTTTCACCAACTTACCAGTTTCGGGGTTACGATAGGTCAAACCCTTACGCCTGGACAAGACAACTTCATAACCAAATTCGTTAGGGCGCATGAAAGGTAGGTCTAAGATGCCTCCTATAGTAGTATTTTCAATTTTACCAGTCTTTGTCGAGAAGAACTTGATGTTGAGGTCAAGAGCGAACAACTCCACATCTATGAAAACGTCTCCCTTGTTCGGTTTGTTATCAGTTCTCATCTTCTTCTTTTTTATGAGAATGTATCTCCTCGTAACATGAGGACCCTTCGTGTCAAAATTGATACCCAAAAACTTGAATATTTTGGGATACCTTTTTCTCATGAGTAATATTCTCCTTTTTATTCTCAAGTTCAGCTTTTGAGCAACCTGACCAAGTTTATTCCAAAGAATCAGTTTAGTAGCTTGTAACTTACCAAAGAATTTCGGGTCAACAGACATTCGAGGCACGAATTTCGCATCTATATCACTCGTCACGATTCGGTCATCGTAAGGGGTGTGTATATTGAAAGCCTCACCACCGCTGATCACCAAGTCACCCATGTCTTTCATGTATTCTGTGATTTCACCAAGAGTTTGTAGAACTATATCACGGATGCTATCAGTAATCAATACGTACATGAATTTTTCAAAACCCTTCGTCGAATGCTTCGTCCGAGCTTGAGTTCTAAATTTACCCAAATCCCTCTGGAGATTACGGTCGAAATACTTTTTCATCTTTGGATCCTTGAAGAGTAGATGCTCATTCAGGAATACATCCCTAATTGACTTCGAATAAATATGTTCGTCCATTAATATATTGGAATATAATAATATGGTATGCAACGTCATTGATGAATGTCGCTGTTATCAATTTTCTAACAACCCAAGCCAATTCTGTGGGGTGCGCCGTGGTGAGCGAGTTCTGAGATGTCCGAATGATTGCTGCTTCGGTGGGTGTGTCTCCGATGGGTCCAGACCCCCTTTCAGATATATAGATGCCCTTGATGTAATAAACACAGAGCCTCTAAAGACACTGGACAAGGGTAAAGCGTTTAATTACATCGTGAGAATCTTCATATGTTTATGTTTCATCATACTCATAGACTTAAAGATTAGGGGGCTAAGAAAGATATAATGTCCCTCGAAAACATCCAGACCGAAATTACTGCCCTTCGTAACGACGTGAAGAACCTGACCAAGCTTGTTCGTAAGATTAAGAACACCCAGGAGGATCCCGATGGTGAGAAGGCGAAGAAGCGTGCTGAGAACAACGGATTCAATCGCAAGCAGGAAATTACACCTAAGTTGAGGGAGTTTATCGGACTTCCCGATGGTGAGCTCATCTCCCGCTCTGAGGTGACCAAATTCATCAACAAGTATATCACTGAAAAGGGTCTCAAGCACCCCGACAACGGTCGTCAGATTGTCCTCGACGATAAGCTTCGTGAACTCCTCTCTCCTCCCGAGGGTGTTGTCGTGACCTACCTTAACCTTCAGAAGTATCTCTCTCCTCATTACGTGAAGAAGGCTTAAAAAATAAAACCCATTACATAATAACAATATGGTGACCTTCATTGAGAAGGCACAAGTTGAAGAAGTTGTTGGTACAAAAATAAAGAACCTAGGTTTGTACCAAAAAGCCTTTACACACAAGTCTGCCCTAAAAGAGTATGAACAACTCAATGAATCTTTTGAAACTCTGGAATTTATTGGTGATTCTGTTTTAGGTTTCGTGATCACAAAGTATCTATTTGATCGTTATGAGAATAAGCAAGAAGGTTTCCTCACGAAGGCTCGAACAAAGCTCGTTCGTGGTGAAACACTGGCTCATATCGCAAATCATTTGAATCTCAACAAGTATGTCATCATGGACGAAAAGGGTATGCGGAATTCATGGAACAATAACACCAAAATCCTCGAAGATGTTTTTGAAGCATTAATTGGTGCGATTTATATGGATATTGGTCTTATCCACGCCAAAGAGTTTATCCTACGAATCTATCAAGACCCTGAAATTATCAATATGAATATGATCATGATTGATGACAATTACAAAGATCATCTCATGCGGTATTGTCAGGTGAATGGGTGGGAACTACCCGAATACAGGGTGTCTGGTCATGAAGAGGGTGTGTTCTATATTGACATTTACGTTCAAAATGTATTCTTCGCCAGGGGTATCGCGAAAAGTAAGAAGCAAGCTGAACAGAACGCAGCCCGGAGTTACTTTGAACTTTTGGGAACGTATTCGAAGTATGATTTTGCCTAAGCTGGCTTAAAAGTTAGAAATTAGTATTGTGTAATATGCACCCGAATGTTAAAGCGTTAATTGAACGGGAGTATGCTGCTCAGAAATCTGAGGAATGGTTGGCTCTCCGTGGTAAGATGCTAACTGCTAGTGATGCAGCTACAGCAATAGGTGTAAATAAATATGAGACACCCGATGGTCTTCTACTCAAAAAGTGTGGTTTGGGTGAGAAATTTACGGGGAACGCGGCGACCCGTCACGGTGAAAAATACGAAGATGAAGCTCGGATTCTCTACGAAGAGAGGCATAATGAAGTCGTCCACGAGATTGGCCTCTGTCCTCACCCGGTCGAGAAATGGCTGGGTGGGAGTCCCGACGGAGTCTCCGAATCTGGAAAACTCGTAGAGATTAAGTGCCCTCCTCAACGTAAAATCATACCCGGTGAAGTTCCGGAACACTATATGCCCCAGCTTCAACTTTGTATGGAGATTCTAGATTTGGAAGAAGCCGACTTCATTCAGTATAAACCAGCAGAGACGAACTGGCCTCTTCCGGAAGAGTTTGACGTCGTAAACGTAAAGAGGGATCGTGATTGGTGGAAAACCAATCTCCCAATTATGAGAGCATTTTGGGATAAAGTTTTATATTTTAGGGAACATTTAGATGAACTTCCTCCACCTAAGTTGAAGAAAACACGTAAAAAAAAGGAAACGGAACCAGTCAAGTGTGAAATTGAAACACTTCCCGAGGAGGACTTTTATCACGATGACTAGTCAACAATACAAGTTGGCAATAAATACGATTAAAACTCGTTTGTATATACCTTATCAACGGGATGGAGTAAAATGGATGCTTGGTATGGAAAACCAGGAATCTGGACCTAAAGGTGGTTTTTTATGTGACGAAATGGGTCTGGGTAAGACGGTGCAGTTGATTTCTACGATTCTCGGAAATCCCAAACAACGCACCTTGATCGTCGTACCCAAATCTATTATCACCCAATGGGTTGAAGAAATCAAGCGCTTCGCCCCCACTATTGAAGTTCGAGTATTCGATGGCCCCAAACGAGATCTCGATTGGGAACTTCTCACAACCCCAGGCAAATGCTCTGTTACGATCGCACCGTATACACTACTCACTGTGCACGGTGGTAAAGAGGATGCGAGAACCCCTCTACACAACTGTCGCTGGAATCGAGTCATTCTCGATGAAGCCCACGAAATCAGGAACAAACGTTCCAAGATTTTCAAGAATGTTTGCCGTCTGAAGACTACCATCAAGTGGATTGTGACGGGGACCCCAGTGTTCAACTCGATGGAAGACTTTGTGTCCCTCTGTGCGTTCTTGGGTCTTTCCAAGAATTTCGTGCAAGGAAGGTCGAGGGAGATCAAGGATGTCTACATTCTCCGACGCACCAAAGAGGACCTCGTCAAGCTCAACGAACGTCTCAGACTTCCCCCATGCACGTTTGACAACGTCGAGCTTGACATGTTTGAAGAAGAAAAGTCCCTGTATGAGTTTGTATTCATGGAAGCCCAGACCATCATTCAAGACGCGTTCAGGGATGCACAAACCCTAAACTCTAAAAACATGATCATCCTGGAGTGCCTTCTGAGAGCGAGGCAGTGCATGATCTGGCCCCAGATGTATCTGAACGGGGTTGCTCAAAAAAACGAGACGGAACCCACCAAGTGGACCGGGCGATCAAACAAGATGGAGACCCTGTTCAAACTACTGGCGGAACACCCCAAAGAGAAAACCCTCATATTCTGTCAGTTCAAGGGTGAGATGAACTACATTCAATCTCATTTGTCGTGCCCCGTTTTCCGAATCGATGGGTCTGTTTCCAAGGAAGTTCGTGCGCAGCAGATTGACGCGTTCAAAAAGGTGTCGTCTGGTGCGGTTTTCATCATTCAAATCAAAAGTGGTGGTCAGGGTCTCAACCTTCAAGAAGCTACAAGGGTTTACATTACAGCCCCTGCATGGAACCCAGCGACGGAACTCCAGGCGATTGGTAGAAGTCATCGTATGGGACAAACCCAACCCGTCTACGTAAAAAAGTTGGTTTACAAGGAATGCCCACGATTTGTGAGTGTCGAAGAAGAAATGATGGCCCTCCAGGGGCATAAATCTCTCTTATGTTCAGAAGTCCTGAATGATGACAGGATTAAATCACAAATCCCAGTAAACAGGACGTCAGACAAAATTTCAATTTTGGACATTAAAAAAATTTTCCGTGTTTAATATAAATGACTGTTGGTTCCCGCGCTGAAGTTTTCCATGGTAACGCTGCTCAGACTTCCGGTGGTCTGCGTAAAAGTGATCTCAAGATGAAGGATGGCCGTATCATCTCTAAGGCGGCCAGCAAGGCGGCTAAGAAGTCCCTGAAGAAGAACCCCAAGTTCGCGGCTTTTGTCGAGCTCGCGAAGGAGAAGGCTGTCAAGAAGGACCACTTCTGCCTCGTGCCCAAGAAGGGTTCGAAGACTTACAAAAAAATAATCAAGGATAATAAGTAAGAATGACTCTCTCCAAGTGGGAAGACTCTGTGAAAGTTGCTAAAATTAAACTAGGTATAGACCCAAAGAAATTTACCAGGGTTCAGGGTAAACTGCTTAAGGAGGCACAAAAGGTTTATAGTATTATGTTGTTAAATAAGTCTAAATCTTAAATTGAAATCCCTTCAAATTCTGGGGTTCATAAACGATGAGCTGATTCAGTTTCCACGTGCATCCAAACTTCCTGTTCAAGAAATACACACTGCCAAGTTCAACGATGGCATGTCCCGAATTTCTTGAATACAGTCCATTCTTGACAGCATCACGGAGAGGATTCTTGTCTGCATCAAAGACGTTCGCCTTGATGGTATCATCTACGGTAGTATCAACCTTGACACGAAACTTTGGTTCACGATCATTAGACTCCTTCACATTGGAATTAAACATTGGTAACAGCTCTTCACGGGTCATTTTATTACCAAAGATTACCTCACTTTGTTCAGCGACTGAGTCGATAATCACACCCTCGAGAATCTTGAGAGAGTCATAGAACTTCTTCATGTAGCTCTCTTCTTCATCCCAACCCTTGATGGCAAAGTCGATATTGTATTTCGTTGGGCCAATTTCAGGGACAAAGCCCGAAACACCAAAGGGCATATACATTCGTGGAAACTGAATCTTGAGAGGTGTTCCCTGCTTGGTAGAAATGACCATCCTTCGGTTATTGTACTCATTAACCTGAATATTTTCAAATGCTTTGTCCATGAGTTATATTACTACCATGAGTCAAAACTTTAAGCTGAGCAGGCGACACAGTCAGGTTCGAGACTAAACTGGATTGGACGCGCCTTAGCTTTAGAGCGGAGATAATACATTCCAGTCTTGAGACCCGCCTTCCACGCATACATGTGCATCGATGACAATTTTGAAAGTGTCGGACTCTCCATGAATAGATTCATAGATTGTGATTGATCGATAAAACGACCCCTGTCCCCTGCCATATCGATAATACATTTTTGACTAATCTCCCAAACAGTCTTGTAAAGATTTTTGATATCATCTGGGATGTCAACTATATTTTGAATAGAACCACCCGCTTTAACCATTAGATCTTTCATCTCTTTGGACCAGAGACCAACACGTTTCAGGTCATTCACCAGGTGTTTATTGACAACCACGAATTCACCGGCGAGTGTGCGACGAAGATATATATTTGTCGTGTAAGGCTCAAAGCACTCATTGTTACCTAAGATTTGAGCCGTCGACGCAGTCGGCATGGGGGCCATGAGAAGACTGTTCCTGAGACCCTTCGACTTTATACGTTCACGCATGGCATCCCAGTCGTATCTCCCGCTGAATTTTACTTCACCATCCCACATATCGGGTTGTAGGATACCCTCGGAGGCTGGAGAACCCTCGAATGATTCGTAGGATCCATCAACTTCTGCGAGTTCGGAGCTTGCTTCTAGGGCTGCGTGATACATCGTTTCAAATATGTGCGCGTTCAGGGTTCGCGAATCTTCAGAATCAAAGGGAAGACCACAAAGAATGAAAGCATCGGCGAGTCCCTGAACACCGAGACCGATTGGCCGATGTTTCATGTTGGAACGACGGGCTGTCTCAACGGGGTAGAAGTTACGATCGATTACACGGTTCAAGTTCTTCGTCACAACCTTGGTCACTTCATGTAGCTTTTGGAAATCAAAAGTTTTGAGCTCCGTGTTGACATACTTGGGAAGGGCGATGGATGCGAGATTACACACAGAAGTCTCATCCTTATCAGTGTATTCCAGAATCTCTGTGCAAAGATTAGAACTCTTGATGACACCCAAGTTCTTCTGATTACTCTTCGAGTTACAGGAATCTTTGTAGAGCATGTAAGGTGTGCCAGTCTCTGTTTGACTCTTCAAAATAGCCTTCCAGATGTCAGCGGCTGGAACTGTCGCAGTGGCGAGTCCTTCTTCCTCGTATTTAGTGTATAGTTCCTCAAAATCCTTACCATAAACATCCGAGAGACCCCTGGCCTTGTCAGGGCAGAACAAGGACCAGTTCCCACTCTCCTCCACCCTCTTCATGAAGAGGTCTGGGATCCACATGGCTGTGAAGAGGTCCCGACAACGTGCCTCGTCATCACCCTGATTGAGGCGAAGTTCGAGAAAGTCCATAATGTCAGGGTGCCATGGTTCAAGGTAGACCGCGATAGACCCCTTACGTCGACCAGCTTGGTTGACATAGCGAGCAGTCGCGTTGAAAACGCGGAGCATTGGAATGATTCCGTCGGATTGACCGTTTGTTCCTCTAATCCTTGACTTATTGGCTCTAATGTCGTGAATATGCATACCGATACCACCCGCCCACTTACTGATTTGAGCACATTCAGTTAGGGTCTGGTAAATACCGTCGATGGAATCTTCCTTGTTTGCGATAAGGAAGCAGGAAGACATTTGAGGTCTCGGGGTCCCCGCGTTGAACAGAGTAGGAGTGGCATGAATGAAGAATCCCTGGGACATTTTGTCATAGGTTTCCAGGACAGATGGGATGTCTTTACCGTGAATTCCTATGGAAACACGCATAAACATGTAT